AAAGCGGTTAACCCCGATGCCGGAAAAGGCCTCAAGATCCGCAGTATTAAAAAAGTATAAACTAAAAAAACAAAAAAATGGCTGTATTACCTAGTCCCGGTTATCAGCTCCAACCAAGTGCGGAGCAGGTACCATTGTCGACCAACTACATTACCAACTTCAACTTCTTGAATCAGTATCTCCCTGATACTTACGAGAAAGAATTTGAGCGTTATGGTAACCGTACCGTTGCGTCTTTCCTTCGTTTGGTTGGTGCTGAGATGCCCTCCAACTCTGATATGATTAAGTGGGCTGAACAAGGCCGTCTGCACACTAAGTACGTTGATTGCGCTACTTCTGCTGCAGCAGGTTCTGACTCTGCTACTATCACCGTAAGTGACCCTAACGTTAGCGGAATCGCTATCCGTCCCGGTCAAACCGTTTTCATCTCTGACAACTCAACCGGGTTGAGCAACAAGGGTATCGTTACCTCTGTTAACACCGGAAGCGCTGATTTTGATATCGCTTACTACGAAGCAGGCGGACAGACTTTTGCTATCACCGCTACTTGCTCTGTATGGGTTTATGGTTCTGAGTTCAAAAAAGGAACAATCGGAATGGTTGGTTCTTTGGAAGCAGAAGATGATATCTTCAGCAACTCTCCAATCATCATCAAGGACAAGTACGCTGTTAGCGGTTCTGACATGGCTCAGATCGGATGGGTTGAAGTAACTACCGAGAACGGAGCTACAGGATACCTGTGGTATCTGAAGAGTGAGCACGAAACTCGTCTGCGTTTCGAAGACTACCTCGAGACTGCTATGATCGAAGCTGTTCCTGCTGAATCAGGTTCAGGTGCTGCCAACTCCGCAATCAACCCTGACTTTGGTAACAAAGGTTCTGAGGGTGTGTTCTACGTGGTTAACTCCCGTGGTAACGTATGGGGTGGTGGTAACCCAACTACCTTGGCCGATTTCGACACTATCATCTCTCGCTTGGATAAGCAAGGTTCTATCGAAGAGAACGTAATCTTCGTTAACCGTGACTTCTCTTTCGACATCGATGATATGTTGGCTACTCTGAATGGTTTCAACGGAACCGGTGCTGCTAACTCAGCTTCCTTCGGTCTGTTTGACAACGATACTGAGATGGCTTTGAATCTCGGTTTCAGCGGATTCCGTCGTGGATACGACTTCTACAAATCCGATTGGAAATATCTGAACGATCCTACAATGCGTGGTGGTCTGCCTACAGGTGCATCTGCTTCCGGTACTGTTACCGGTCTGCTCGTGCCTGCCGGATCTACTACCGTTTACGATCAGATCCTCGGAAAGAACGCCAAGCGTCCGTTCCTGCACGTTCGTTATCGTGCCACTGAGGCTGAAGACCGCCGCTACAAGACTTGGATTACAGGTTCTGCGGGTGGTGCTCAGACTAGCGACCTCGATGCAATGGAAGTCAACTTCCTGTCCGAGCGTTGCGTATGTACCCTCGGTGCGAACAACTTCGTGCTGTTCCGCTACGGTTCTTAATCCTTAACAGGAAACCAATAAAGGAGTGGAGTGTCTTCAAAGACACTCCCTCCTTCTTTAACTAATTAAATTTTATCAAATGAAAAATAAGCTAGTTCCGGCTGACCGGATTTACAAACTAAGAAACGACGCAGCACCACTGTCTTTTACGCTGCCTTCCCGAAACACAAGACGATTCCCGCTTTTATGGTTTGATGAAGAGAACAACGTAAACCGCCCTCTTCGTTATGCTATTAATCAGAAGTCTGCTTTTGAAGACGAGCAGGATGGAAACGCAATTGTTGAGCCAATCATCTTTGAGAATGGCTTCCTTCGTGTACCAAAAAATAACCCTGTACTCCAACAGTTCCTGTACTATCACCCACTGAACGGACGTTCTTTTGAGGAGGTAGACTACGAAAAGGATGCAGCCAAGATTGTAGAAAGTCTGAACTCCGAGGTGGACGCATTGATTCAGGCACGAGAGCTTTCGGTTGACCAATTGGAGACTGTTGCCCGTGTAATGATGGGTAAGGACCCAAGCCGATACACTACGGCAGAACTTCGCAGGGACGTACTGATTTATGCCAAGCGTGACCCCAAGGGGTTCATGAATCTGCTCAACGACCCAATGTTGAAACTTCAGTCAAACGTTCACATATTCTTCGATCAGAAGCTTATTACGTTCCGAAATGGGCAGAAGGAGGTATGGTTTAATACTACCACAAACAAGAAGAAGATGCTGTCGGTTCCGTACGGGGAGGACCCCTACCACACCGTGGCCCTGTTCTTCAAGTCTGATGACGGTATTGACGCCCTCAAGATGCTTGAAAATAGCCTAACTTAGTAGGTTGTTGTTGGTTTGCATATATATATTGGGGGCGCAAATGCACCCCCTTTTTTTATTTATCTTTGTAAAAAGGATATAGATGATTAATGCGGTCAGAAATACCGTCTTGTCAGTACTGAACAAGAACAACTACGGCTACATATCCCCCTCAGATTTCAACCTATTTGCCAAGCAGGCTCAGATGGAAATCTTTGAGGAGTACTTTAGCAACTACAATAAGGTAATCAATGCGGAGAATACCCGTACATCCGGTACAGGATACGCTGACCTAAATAAGCCTATTGAGGAGACGATGGAAAGTTTTTCGGTAACAAACTTCTTGAGTCAGTTTGCGGGTAACATATTCTATGCTCCATCTGTTTTAACAACAGGTGATGATTTCTATATGATTAACAAGGTGTTATGCTACCCAACTATATTGGATACGGGAACGAACACATCGGTTGTAGTAAACCAACTTGTTGACAGCACCGGTCAGTTCACAACACTTGGCATCGTGGCGAAAGACATTGTGGTTAATACTACCACAGGGAATGTGGCTAGGGTGGTATCTGTGTCTAGCAACACTGTCATTGTTCTTACCGCTGATATATTTACGGCAACACCTAACGACTACGCTATCATAGACTCATCGGTTTTTAAGCAAGTGGAAAGAGTTAGCCTATCCAAGATTAGCCTTCTGCTAAATTCAAACCTGACGTCTCCGAACAATTTATTCCCTGCATATAGTCAGGAGAATAATAAGTTAACGGTGTACCCTGATACTTTGATAACAAAGGGTCAAGTCGAAGCACAATACTTCCGTCATCCTAAAGATCCAAAGTGGACGTACATTAGTTTGTCAGGAGGTGAGCCTGTATTCGATCAGTCCCAACCCGACTACCAAGACTTCGAACTTCCTTTGGAAGATGAGTATAAATTGGTTACCAAAATACTTGAGTACTGTGGTATGTCTATCCGTGAGTCTGAGGTTACTCAGTTCGGTATGATTCAACAGCAGCACGAAGAACCAACATTCAGTCAGCAACAATAAAAGTAGATGGCATATATATCTCAATATCAGTACTACGAAAACTCGGGCAATACTCCACAGGATGCCAATTGGGGGTCGTATCAGTACATTAGTCTTGAGGATGTGGTTAACAACTTCATGCTGATGTATGCGGGTAACCACTCCTTAGTCAACAACGAGGAGCGATTCAAGATTCTATTCCACGCCAAGCGTGCGATTCAGGAGCTCAACTACGATGCCTTCAAAGAAATCAAAGTATTGGAATTAACGGTTGGAGAAAACTTAATCTATGTACTTCCATCAGACTACGTCAATTGGGTTCGGATATCCCTTTACCGAGATGGATACCTTCGCCCTATGTCCGAAAACATTCAGGTCCTTTCTTCAAGAGCGTACCTGCAAGATAACAACGCCAACATACTGTTCGACCAAAACGGTAACGTACTCGAACCCCAACACTCAGAGATAGACTTCGATCGTATCAAGGGTACAAAGAAGAGCATCTACCTCAACCCGGGTAACCCGTACGATGGTCAAGAAGGTTGGAACGTTGATGGTCTTTGGTATTTCGATGCTCAGTTTGGTGAGCGATTTGGATTAAATACTGAGACCGCTAACTTCAATCCAACGTTCAACGTTAATCAGAAGGCAGGTGTTATTAACTTCTCATCTGAGATGCGTGACGAGAGCTGTATCTTAGAGTACATCTCTGATGGTATGGAGAACGGTAACGATTCTTATGTTACGGTAAACAAGCTTTTTGAAAAGTATATTTACGCATACATCCAATACGAGATACTAAACTCTAAGCTTGGAGTTCAGGAGTACATTGTTGCTCGAGCTAGAAAAGAGAAAGCAGCACTTCTTCGTAATGCCAAAATCAGAATCAGTAACATCCACCCCGGCCGTTTGCTTATGAATCTGCGTGGGTTGGACAAGATGATTAAATAATTATGCCTAATCTAACTAGGAACTTTACGTCGGGTAAGATGAACAAAGTCGTAGACGAGCGGCTTGTTCCGAATGGTGAGTACATCAATGCGATGAACGTGCGCATGGGTTCAACCGAGATGTCCGAGATTGGTGTGATTGAAAACACTAAGGGCAATACTCCACTTACCTCACTTCTGTATATTGATGGGACTCAGTTAAGCATTAACGCTCGTTGTATTGGAGCTTTAGAGGATGGCACGAACGAACGTATCTATTGGTTTGTACACGATCCAAACTTCCCTGTTGGTAACACAGGCAAGCTAGATATGATCGTTTCTTTCAACACAGAAACAAGCGTACTTACATATCATGTTATCAGTATTGATGATGGGGGTGGTGTTAATACCACGCTCAACTTCAATCCCAAATTCCTCATTACAGGTGTCGACCTAGTAGACAATCTCTTGTTCTTTACGGATGACTACAATGCCCCACGAAGAATAAACGTT